GTTTTATCAGGAGCATTAATAAGTGGTGCATTTCCATTGTTATTTGGACAAGGACCATTAGGTGCTGCTGCTGGTTTCGGAGGTGGATTGATTGGTGGAAAGTTAGGAGGACAGACAGGAGGTTTTGCTGGAGGTCTAGTTGCTACCGCATTACTAACTCAAGCACAACAAGTATTTGATGCCACCTCAAAATTAGGTCAAGCATTTAGTAGTTTGACTCCTGATGTTGAAGGCTTAACCACAGCTTTAGGAGCAGCAGGAACAGAAAGAGAAAGACAAATACAGCTAATTAAAAAGACAGAGGGAACACAAGCTGCATTAGCAGCCGTAACCGAACAGATGAATAAAGCGATTGGCACGGATTCTGTAGATAAATTAAAAGAGTTCGGTGAACTAAGCAGACTAATAGGTAATCAATTTAAGTTAATGGCAACAAAAATGTATGTTGCCCTATTACCTTTACTTAACTTACTATCTACACCATTTGCAGGGCCAGCACAAAGAGAAGAAACAAAAAGACTTGCAGAAGTAGGTGGGTCAGCTACCGATCCAGCATTATTAGCTTTACAGCAGGAGTTAGCCAATGTTGGACCAGGTAGAGGAAGATCAGGAGTTAAAAAGGCTAACGAAAGAAAGGCAGAATTACAGGCACAAATAGATGCCAGAATGGAAGAACTTGCATTGGTAGGAAAAACTTTAGAAAGACAGACAACTATAAATATGATTGAAGATTCAAGGCTGAAGAAGGTAAGACAACAAAATGCTTTATTACAGGCAAAAATTGATGGTAATTATGAGGAAGTTTTATTAGCACAGGAACTTGATGCAAAGATAAAAGAAATGATTGAAGATGGAGCAACCTTAGAGGAACTAGATGTAAATAAAATTGAAAATTTACTAAAACAGAATAATTTATTAGAAAAACAGGCACAACAAGCCGAGATGGTAAGGCAACAATTCAAATCATTAGGTCAATCTCTTGCTACAGATGTCGCAGATGGTTTACAGGGTCTTATTCGTGGTACATCTACTTTGGGAGATATGCTGAACAATGTACTCAATAAATTAATTGATGCTGCATTTAATATGGCATTATTTGGTAATCCAGGTGGGCAGTTAGGAGGAGGAGGATTATTTGGTTCAATACTTGGTGGATTAGGTGGAATGTTTGGTGGTGGTGGCGGTTTTAAAGCTCCTGCACCTATGAAACCTGGATTCATGGGTACTGGTATTCCATCAGTTTTACCAGCAGGATCTTTTGGTATTACAGGTAAATTAGCTAATGGTGGATACGCAAAAGGAGGTAAATCATATTTAGTTGGAGAACGTGGTCCTGAGTTATTTACACCTGGAGCAACTGGTGGTCAAATTAGTCCTATGGGTTCAACTAATATAGTAGTAAACGTAGACGCATCTGGTTCTTCTGTTGAAGGTGATGAAAGTGCAGGAAGAGAGCTTGGTCGTCTTATCTCGGCTGCGGTACAATCTGAAATAATACAGCAAAAACGACCTGGAGGAATACTTGCATAATGGCTACTTTCCCTTCAATAAAACCAACTTACGGCCAGCGTAAAAAATCCAATCCAAAAACCAGGACTATTCGTTTTGCAGATGGATATGAACATAGACTTTTATTTGGTTTAGCTCAACACCAAAACCCAAAAGAGTTTAGTTTTACTTTTGATGTATCGGAAACAGACGCAGATACCATCGAAGCTTTTTTAGATGCTCGTGCAAATGATAGCGATAGTTTTAATTTTGCAGAAGATTATTTACCTGGAGAGACAGCCTCATCTTTTCAATTTGTTTGTGAAAACTGGAATAAAACAATACCATATAAAAATAGAGCTACTATTCAAGCAACATTTAGGCAAGTATTTGAACCAGCATCGTAATGACAGTAAATTCAAAAATATTTAGCAGTTTACAGGACATAAATCCTTCAGCAATTATTGAATTATTTACGCTCCAGTTAAAAACTGCTTTACATGGTTCAAATACACTTTATAGATTTCATGCTGGTAGTAATTTAAATGCTAATGGAAAAATAGTTTGGGATGGTAATGAATATCTTAGGTTTCCTGTGCAAGCAACAGGTTTTGCTTTTCAAAAAGGTCAATTACCTAGACCCAAGTTAATCGTTAGTAATGGTGGTAATCAAGGTAGCTCGCTTGCTAATCTAAGTTTTTCAGCAATTCTTCTTTCAGTTAATGAAACTACAGCAGGAAATGATCTTACAGGGGCGGTAGTTACAAGAATAAGAACATTAGCCAAGTTTATAGATGCAGTTAATTTTGCTAATGGACAAAATGCAACTGCTGACCCAAACGCTGAATTTCCACAAGAAATCTATTCAATAGACCGAAAATCATCTGAAAATAGAGAAGTTGTAGAATTTGAATTAGCTGCCCCAACGGACCTTGCTGGAGTTCGTATTCCAGGTCGTCAATGTACTCGTAC